CTGGTAGGTGGTAGACTTGCTAAGAAGATGGGCATCGAGGATATCGATACGTTCTTAGCCAAGGGCAGTACTGATGTAGCTCCTCTCCCAGGACTCGGTAAGGTACGGAATGCAGCTCAGGTCACAGCTAGGATTATAGGTGGTGGTGTATCTGAGGGTGTATTTGAGGAACTTCCGCAGAGTGCTCAGGAAACTATATGGATGAATGCTGCCTTAGGTAAGCCCCTCACTGAAGGACTTCCTCAGGCTATGGCAGAGGGTCTGATGGTAGGTGCTGCTACTGGTGGTCCTATCCAGGGTCTTACTGCTAGGAGTCCACAGGATACATCTAAGCTAGAGAAACAGTTACTGAAACATGAGAAAGCATTAGAGGAAGGTCGTCAGCTAGCTCAGCAAGTAGCTAAAGAACCTGTAGACAATGATGCACAGGAAGTACAGCCTACTACTGAGGAGAAAGAAGTAGAGAGTTCTTCTCCTTATGATATCGTAACTAACAAGAATGATCGCAGAGCACTAGACAGAGGAGAGAATATAGTAACTGTAGGACCTGATGGTAATCTCATTCGTAGAACCTTTGGTCCTGACGGTAGAGTAACAGGTAGTGTAAAGGTAGGTGGTAAGCCTGTTATCACTGCTCAAGAAGACACCACTCCAGCACACCTCCGTAAAGGACAACCTGCTCCTCTCACTAGGAAGATACCTCTGGATACAGTACTAGAGACTTCTGACCAGTTGGTAGAGAAAGGTAATACCGTAGATGAGATCATCAGGGGTATAGAGGCAATGGTACAGCCCTCTACCGCTGAAGAATCTGCTCAGGTATTCGAAGCTGTTGGAGAGACTGGGGTTGAGAGAGCTGCTGCAGCTGCAGAGGTACTCGAAGGTGCTCCGCTAGTAGACCAGGACTACCGTGGTGTTAACCGTGGTGCTCCTTCTGATGCACAGCAAGCTGGTGAAGTCTTCATCGAAGAGATGCCTTCTCAGATGGAAGACACTATGGAAGCAATGGAAGGTGCTCCCCTGGTTACTCAGCCTTATGAAGGTAGAGGACCCCAGGCTACCACTGATAATCTTGCAGCTATAGATGACAACGTAAAGAGTGCCAGGGAATCAGCTGAAGTATTCATAGCTAACTCCAAAGATGCTGACGACATGCTAGCCCAGGTAGACTCTGGTCAGGTATCTCCACAGGAAGCTGTCGAGAAGATGATTGCTGGTGAAGCTAAGAGTGCTCAGGAATCTGCTGAGACCTTCACTACTGCTGGTCAAGCATTCGTTGCTGCACTTGATGACGCTAACAAGAAGCTCATGGAAGGTAAGCAGCAAGAAGCTATCGCGGATATCAAGAGAGCAGTTAAGCGTAAAGGTAAGAACGCAGAGAAGTCTGCTGCTATCTTTGAAGCTGCACCGCAAGACCCAGCCACAGGTAGGGTAAAGAAAGCCCAGGCTGATTTCAAGAAAGCCTTCGATAAAGATGATCAGAAGGGAATGGATAAGGCTGCAGAGGAGCTGGACTTAGCTCTGAAGGAAGTCGAGAAGAAACAAGGTGTTCCTCAAGAAACTGTAGAGGTTGAACGTGAAGCTGCTCCAGTTGAAGAACAAAGTCCTATCCAAGTTGCAGAGAGTGAAGGTACTTTCTTCGATGAAGAGACTGGTACGCCTAACATCCTGTCTAAATCCCCTGAAGATATTCAGATCGAAAAAGACACACAACAAGAACTTGAATCAAAAGGACTTGTTGCCCCTGCACCCAGCGGAGCTTCTCCTTCAGCGGTATCACAGAAGAAGGGAGGAATTGACGCTCCGGTCCAAGAGAAAGTCCAAGGTAAAGTAGCACAGGGATTAGTCCAGAGTATCATAGATGGTGATGTGACTAAGGCCCGACAGTATCTCAAACGTTTTCCCGCTGATAGAAGACAGAAAGCATTTGCACAAGCCCAGAAGGACGCTATGGACTTGGCAGTGAACTCTGGTATCTATGATGTAGCTTCAGTAGAGGCTAACATTGAAGAGGTACGTCCCTTCAGTACTGCTAGAGCAGAGGGTTCCACTGAGGGAGAGTTGAAGATCAACGCTGACAAGACAGCCACTGGTGTTTGGACCGTCCATAACACTAAATCAGGAAAGAAGTATGACCTTTTCAGTTCTGGTGGCAAGTATTATATCAAGGAGAAGGGCAAAGGGAAAGAATCCTCAGAGTTTGATTCGCGTGAGAAAGCTCTTGACTCAGTACGAGAAGCTCAGGAAGTCGAATATGATGTGAGGAAGAACTCCAAAGCAGGTAAGAATAATCAATGGGAAGTATACAGTAAGAAGACAGGCAAGGTAGTTGACCCTGGCAAGAGGACCGGAGGTACAGGTTACTTCACTCAGAAGGAAGCTAATGCAGTCAGGGATGATCTGAATAGGGTAGAGTCCACAGGTACACAGAAGGTTAAGAAGAAGACCTACTCGAAAGAAACTGTAGAATACGCTGAAGGTAAGGCTAAGAAAGGGCCTAAGCAGAGCAAGCCCGAGAAGGCCTCTAAACGTCCCTCTATTGTACGCAGGAGGGATGGAGCTACTACCCCAGTCACGAAACCTAAACGTTCAACACAGGAGCAAACAGACCCCAAGAAAGAGAAATCTAAGAGTGGGATCGAGAAGTATGATTCGTGGATAAGTAAGATCGAGAAATTACCTGATGGTGCTACTGCTGAAGATGTAGGTAAAGCTATAGGTAATCCTGAGTGGAAGATGGACAAGAAGAAGTCTCTGTCCGTTGCCAAGATGCAGAGAGGTAGGCTTAAGAAGAGACTGGAAAGCATCGACAAGACCCTCGGTGACCTTGTAGTAGGATTCTCTGAAGATGGTAGGATGGGAGCTAACTACGATGAGATCGAGAAGCTCGGAGTAGTAGAGTATGTCCGTAAATACGGTAAGGATAACGGTCTCGCTAATACCTTAGAGATACTTGAAGGCCTTCTTCCTGAGGGTGTACTCAATGAGGTAGATGTAGAGTTGGTTACTGGTGCCTCAAGGTCAGGTATCCCTGGTGAGTACATGCCTCGGCTAGATGTAGTGATGATCTACTCAGAGGCTAGCAATGGTCGTAAGTTCTCTGCACATGAGCAAGCAGTTACTATGCTTCATGAACTGGTACATGCAGTCACTTATAAAGCACTGGAGTTTGATCCTGATGTAAAGGCTAAGCTCGACAAACTACGTGACCAAGTAGCTGACAAGCTTCTGAGTGGTGAGAACAGGAAACTATTCGATAGGTACAAAGACAACCCGAATGAGTTCAATGATGACTGGCAGGACTTAGGTCTGAGTAAGACTGATGCCCGTACCATCTACATGATGCTCACTAATGACGAGTTCCTCGCTAATGCTACTCATCCAGCTATGAGGCAGAAGCTTGAGACCGTTGCTATTAATAAAACTCAGTTCGAGAAGTGGGTAGATACTATCAAGGATGCTTTCAAGAAACTCTTTGGCTTCACTGATACTGAGTCTAATGCATTCCTAGAAGTAATGGGTGCCATAGGAGAACTAAACGATGATTCAGAGATTGAGTTCGAGCTTGAGTGGGAAATTGAAACTCTTGAAGACCTTGTTACCGATGAGGGAGAAATTGATCTTGACAATATCAACCAACGTGCTGAAGAGATTTACAAGAAGCAGCTCGAAAAGCACCCCAACCAAGAGAACTACACTGAAGAGCAAAAGGAATCAGTCCTCAAGAGTATCCTTGCGGAATCGAATAAATTCTTTAAAGATGTTGCGATTGGGATCAACGAAAGACTAGAAGCTATACACCCTCAGCTTGCCTCGATGATGCGTATGGCAGAAGCTGCTATCCTGAGGAACAACAAGAAGGGTTCTATAGCTCTGAATAAGTTCCAGCTTGAGTTGAACAGGCACTTCAATAAGAATCATCTATCCCAGAAAGCCAGGGATATATTCTTCATGGGCTTGTACAACAATGATAAGAGGTTGGTAGAGAATGTAATCAACGCTGGCCCTGCATCCCTGCGTAAAGCCTGGAAGGATATCTCAGATGTAAGGGATAACATACAGACTGAACTGCTTGAGGTTGGATCACTGCAGAGGGAGCAGCTTATCAAGGATTATATGTGGCATCGTGAAGTAAAAGACCTTGAGGGTCTGATGGATGCTATGGCTAAGGATGCTAAGGATGATCCCGAGGCTAAGGGAATCGTTGATTTACTTGAGAAGGAGATAGAAGAGTTCTCTCCTACGTTGATCAAGCAAGGTATGACCCAGGAACAAGCAGAGGCTTTCATACTCGAAAGGGTAATGAGGACTGGCAAGTTCTTTAGTAATGTACGTAAGGTTCGCGGTACCAAGATGCGGTCCTTCGACAAGATTCCTGCTCGATACATGCGGTTCTATAAGGACCCCTTCGAGGCTATGGCTAACCACATCGAGGAATCGAATGAGGTTATCCAGATGCGTAGGATGATGGGTACTGCTCCGTTCAGACAGCAGATAAAGAAACTCCAGGGCTACCGTAGGCAGTTCGAGAAAGCCACTGGTCAGGACAGAGATAACCTCTATGATCTTATCCAGCAAGCAGAGTTCGATCTCGCAAGAGCTGGTGCTAATACTGAGAACGGTATATCCTTCCTAGTACAGAAACTTGTACGTGAAGGTAGGGTACAAAAGGATCAGATAAACGAGGTATCTAAACTGGTAAGAGCCAGGGTAAATCAGATAGGTATAACCAGTAAGTTCATAGCCAAGCTGAGAAACTTAGGACTGGCTACTACTCTCGGTCATATATCTAACACTATGACCCAGCTGAAGGACGGTTCACTGGTACTGTATAGGCATGGTCTCTATAGATCAACCATGTCGATGGTCAAGGTGATGCTAGGTAAAGCTAGCGTATCTGCTAAGGACTACGATCTTCAGAGAGTTATGAATGAGTTTCGTGGTACTGAGCACCAGAAAGGTCTTGGTAAATATATTAATCTCCAGACCCTCTTCAGGGCTACAGGTTTTACTGCACTAGATAACTTCATGAAGTCTGTCAATGTACAGAGTCATTACGATACTATCAACAAAGCTACTAAGAACGAGAAGAAGTTCAGAGCTAAGTATGAACCCAAATGGGGTACAGAACTGGTCGATAAGATTCTGTACGATATGCGTAATGGTAACGTCACTGACGATGTTAAGAACGTAGCACTGACTGAGGTAGCTAGGGATGTACCTATCTTCCTGAGTGAGATGCCTGTAGCATACAATACAGGTGGTAATGCTAGGTTCTTCTATACCCTTAAGTCCTACGCTATTAAGATCATGAACGTAACCTTAAGGGACGGACTGAAGAAGATAGCTACGGGTACTGCCAAGGAGAAGTACGAGGGTATACGTGACTTGACCAGGCTTGCACTTATCATAGGCCTAGTAGGTGGTGGAGTAGAGGAGCTGAAAGACTGGATGATTGGTAGGCAGACTCCTTTCTGGGAGAATGTAGGTGATGAACTTCTGTCACTGATACTGCTCAATCGTTACTCGCTGGACATGACTGCACAGAAAGGTCCTTCAGCACTAGCAGCAAACTTCCTCAGCATACCAGCACTGAACATAGGGGATGCAGCCTTTAAACTAGCGAAGGGTGACATTACCGGTCTGAAGTATGTACCTGGGATGAAAGAGTTTACCTACCGTATGACTAGCACAGGTATTAAGACTGCTCAAACTAAGACAAGGGAAACTATATTCGGAAAGATCAAGAAGGATACCTTGAGAGGTGGGAAGTTATCATCGGATGTGAAGAAGCAGATACGGAAGTACAATACCCGTATCAAACATCTTGAGGGTGACGATGCACCTAAGCCTATAACCTTTGACAGTATCAAGAGAGCTAGACAACGGTACAAGAAAGAGGCTGCAGCTAAGAAGGATTCATTCAATGTACTCGGTGCAGTAGGTGGGTTACTTATCTCACCCGTAGCACTCGGTTACTCTTACTTAAATCAAGAGGATAAAGACACAGTGGTGAAGAACATTACACCTGATACCAACGAGGTAATCAAGTTCCATGCTAAGCGATTAGGGTACGACTATAAGACAGCAGCAGCTAACCTGTCACTATACGCTGATCTGGTGAGCTACGCTGAGAGTCGTAACGATCCTAAAGCAGCTAACCCTAAGAGCACTGCAAGAGGACTATACCAGTTCCTCGAAGGGTCCATCGATGAGGCTATCAAGAGGACTGCTAAGTACACTGGAATGAAGGGCTGGATGAAAGAAGCTATGGCACATAGAGATGCTTCTAAGCTCACCCCAGCTCAGCAGACCCTACTGTTCATGGGTAACTTCCTCGAGATGAAGGGTAGCGATGAGTATGCTAAGAGGATTTTCACTGGTGATATCAAAGCCATGACCGATGCATACTACAAACTACACCACACTAAACCTGACGCTCACACGATAGCCAATTGGGAGAAGACCGTCAGCAAACTTATAGGTTCTTGACATGAAATATATTATAGAGATAAGACCTACCAAAGTACCTAGAACTTGGCAGCTTATCAACAGCTTCACATACGGAGAGATTACAGTGCCTAGAGGTTTTCTCTTTGATGGTGCTTCAGTACCTGTAGGGTTACGTTGGATTTTTCCTCACGGTGGGGCAAAGATGGCAGCTGCCCTAGTCCACGATTACTGTTACAGGACTGCATGTGTCAGTCGTAAAGAAGCTGACAAACTGTTCCATGATCTTATGCTGGAGAACGGTGTGAGTAAGTGGAGAGCTAAAGCTATGTATGCAGGGGTAAGGTCTTGCGGTTTCGTTTCTTGGAGAAACAGGAGAAAAGAAGATGACTGATCATATTAAAAGCACTCTCGATAACGGTGAGGGTTGGTTCAAGTCTGAAGGTGATGGTACTAAAGGTGATCCTTGGAAGCCTACCACTGGCGTAGTTAATACACCAGGGTCAGGTGGTATTGATGTGAATGTACAGGACCAAACGAGTCCTCCGTTCGACCTGTTCTTTAGTAGAGCTAACGGCCCACCTACTACCATTGCTGAGGTGGCTGTATCTATTGAGAGTTTGAACAAAGATATAATAGTTGCAGACGCTACGAATATTGAGATAGGGGATTACCTTGGTATATTCTCAGGTGACTCCGATGAAGGTAGGTACTACTGGGGAGATGTTATCGGTAAAGCAGGTAATGTAATCACGATGGACTCACCGATAGACTACCCGTTCGTAGCTGGTGACACAGTATTATCCACATCAAGGAACTTAGCAGTAGATGGTTCAATTACTCCTCAGATATTCTCTATACAGGCAGGTGATTCAGGTATACAACTTGATGTTACGAGGATCATGATCGCTGTTATCTCACAAACATTACCGTTGCTAACAAGCTTCGGAGATATAGATGGTGGGTTGACCAACGGCATAGTGCTCCGGTTTACTGATGGTGAGATAAGGAACTACTTTAACTGGAAGAGTAACTACGACATAGGTGTTTATGCATTTGATGCTTCTATTTATGATAGCTCTCACCCTACCCAAGACCTGAACGGGATGAAGGCAAGGTTCACTTACGGTGGGCAGAGTAAACATGGTGTAGTTCTTAGGGTAGGACCGAATGAATCACTTGACATTATAATTCAAGATGACTTGTCAAGTCTTATAGAGTTCAATGTAATAGCGGAAGGGCATTTAGTTGTTGACTAATGGAGCAGCAAGGATAACCCTTGTGGAGAAATATTAACTTGGAGAATTAAAATGGCATTAGATAAGAATTTAAACCCAGGAGATTTAGAAGTTCAAATTAAGTTTAAGCTGAGGGACATGCGATCTCAGATGATTACTGACGGTACGTTAGATGGTACTGACTACCCAGGTATTCAAGGTGGATTGCATGAGGTATGTTTTACCCTGAACGACATCTTCGATCAGTTTGTGGTTGATACGGCACTCACCACCTACACTAACCATAAGTTAGCAAACAGTTGGCGAGAACTCAGGGACATTGCACAAGCTAATTTCGAGGCAATAGACGCTATCATCAATCCATAATATTTACAGCGTTGCTGTGAAAGGAGCATAGACCAATGAACGACTGGCTTTGCGAAACAGAACACTGTAAATCACACGAGTATGTGGTGAAAACGATGGAAAGACTGGAGAGAATATCTATTGATCTTTCTAAGAATCAGTCTGAGTTAGTAGCAGTAGTGGGGAAGCTAACTGCTTTAACGGATCGTGTCGTTAAGTTAGAGAACAACCAAGAAGAGATTAAGAAGTTCATCTACAAGATCGGTGGGGCAATAGCCTTAGTAGCATTAACTTCTCCTGTCTTGGTTGCTTTTATCCAGAAACTATTGTAGATTTGTATCTCAGATACATTCTCAGAACGACAAAAAAGATACCCCCAGTACCTCGCAATGAGATACTGGGGGCATTCGTGGTTGGAGTTAAAGTTTATCTACGGTCAGTACTGCAAATATCCCATAGATGTTAACCAGTATACAAGCGATGATCATCAGCCTTATGGCTAATCCGCTTTCCTCTTCCTTCTCTTTACTCAACTGCAGGTTCCTCAACCTCTACACCACCAAGGTCCTTGTGTCCTGCATAGTGGGAGTTCATAGAACTGACAGGATTACCAGTGTCAACTACAATTACCTGCTCATCCTGAATCTCAACTACACATCCAGTCTCAGCTGACAGTCTACGCATCAGACCACCAAGGTTAATGTTGTTCATGTCATGTTCAGCTAGGGCTTCCTCTACCTTACCGTCACACTCGGTAGCCTCAAGCTCGTCACTACCGGAACCACCACCGGACCCGTAGTTCTGGGTACCTTCACCGATGTTAACCAGCTTGTTACGTTCCTGATTAGCGGAGGTAGTGTTACCGTCACCTTCAACGTTGATCTCGGTATTACCACCAGCTGACCTCACCATCTCACCTAATACACTAGCACCCTTATAGATAACAGTACCAGTTACTATGTCTCGGACGATAGTCTTACCGTCCTGAGTGAGGCTGATCAGTACATCGTTACCAGTGGTCACACTCTTAATACCTGAGGGAGTAACTACCAGACCAGCTATCTGCATCCTTGCAAAGTACCGCTCAAGGTCTGACATGTTCTCAGTTACTGTCAGGGCTATAGCCTCGGACTGTGCGATAGTAGCCTGAGCCTTAGCCTCAGCGATAGCAATCTCTGCAGCCATCTGGTTCTCAACCATCATGACATCGTACTCATTAGCACATGAGGTTAACATCATAGCAGCAATCAAACCCATACCTAACATAATCTTCTTCATCTTTCTGTCCTCTCCTAGATTTCACATTTGTCTCCAGAGCAAGTAAACTCTCGAGAGTTATCACGGTTATCTTCTACCTCGAACTCCGGTAGTCGATCCCAGTCAACTTTCTCTGGGAACTCCTCCAATGCTGCAAGGTACTCGTCCTCGGTAACTTCCAAGTACGGTTGAATTTCACGGTCATAAATCATATCATCCAGTGGGAAGAAGCTCAACCCTCCGATGATATCCCAGTTATCGTACACCCATTGCTGGACTGCTAGGAAGTCCTTATCGGTGTAGTAGATTGTTTGACTAGGGTTACCTTCACAGTAGTGCTCTCGATAAACTTTCCAGAGTTCCAACTGTTCGATAGCTCCCATGTCCCTCGCAACCACTGCGTTGTCAGGAGCTTTAATAGGGAATGAGAATATTACCTTCTCTCCCCGTACTACATAAGGTATCCCTTCTTCTTTCATCAAGTTCGTCAGCGGGTCCTTAACGTCTTGCGTGACTCTACGAAAATAATAAGGCGCATAACGAGGATGTATACCAGAGCTACACTGAACAAGCTGAGACACCGTACCACTTGGCTTAATGAGTGTGAGCTGAGTACTCTTAGGAATACCAAGCTTCTCTGCAATCTCCTTGTTAGTCTCACGTACCACCTCCTTTAGTTGCTTGAGCCACTCTACTAACTGTTGGTTCTCTTTGTTCCTGCCACTCAGGACAGGATGGTCCATTATCCCTGTAAGGCCGACTCCAAGGAGTCTTTCCTCTTCCTGATTTTTACGCCAAACTTTTCGAACAAACTTAAAATCTGTAAGACTTGACTGTAGTGTACCGATAATTGCTGCTTTTCTTGCCTTGGAAGTGAGGTCAGCAAACGTGTCTGTACTTCTGACAACCACTTCTGTAAGGTTGCACAATCCTCCAGAGTCTCTAAGGATAGCTTCTCCGCAGGGGTTAAGGACGTAATCTCCATCGTATTCTCTCCCAGTAGATTCTGCCTTATTCTTTAAGGCTTGTTTGTTTATAATCCCTCGTTCACCAGCTTTACTCTGGTACAAGTTACGCATCTCTTTCATGAATGCGGAGAGATCGGGCTTCTCTGTGTATGCTACACTGTTATTACTCAGTGCTCTTTCGGGGTTAGTGTCGAACCAAGCTCCTCGCTTTGCGTGGGCCATGCGAGTATCAGTAAGGTTGCTAAGAGAAATGCAAGCACTCCTCCGAACTGAACCAACAATAACAGTATCTGCAATTTTACATACCAAGTCATGGCACTCCAGTGAGTTTAATTTCTCTTTACCATCCGCGACAGCTCTTTTGAACACCGATACAGTGTAATGAAAGAGAGAGTCAAGAGGCTCAGGTCCACTAGCTCTACCACCGAATGTCTTAAGCCTTGCTCCAGCAGGGCGAACAGAGGAGAGGTCCCAGCGAGGAATATCGCCACCATACAGGAGTGCAAGAAGTTCCTTAACTCCTTTAGCCCATCCCGCCTTACTGTCACGAACTTTGATAACGGTATCTGATTCATGTAACTCCTCCGGTAGTGTTGGTAGCTTGTTAATGTATTGCCTCTCAACACTGAACCCTACCCCAGTACCATTCATAAGCGTATGGAATATCTCTGGGAAAACTGTAGGATGATTCACTGCTATACCTGCACAGTTGAACCCACACATGTTGTCTCGGTCCAGAGCTGGGCCAGCAGTCATCAGTGTTCTCATGCTGGGCATTACATCCTTCTCATGTACACCGTCAAATGCCTCGGTGATCTCATCTTCAAGGTCAGGGAACTTATCTATCCACCACTGCTCAAGCCTGTTAACAGACTCATCCCAGCTAAGCTCCCTTCGACCTTCATCGTTGAGCCACTTGGCATACTTCGAGAGATGTATGTAATCTCCCATAGCTTCAACGACTTTATCCATTGGTACCTCTCGAAGATTTGGTTACGAACATACCGTCCAGTTGAGGGTTAACTAACATCGTAAGTCTAGCAAGACTCGGTGCAAAGTTGTTAGAGATTTTAAAGTCTGTGCCTACCTCATGGAACAGAGAATCCCAACGTAGCTTGTTGATAATAGCAAAGGCACCGTACTTGTCCCTCTTACCATTAGCACACAGATCAACAGAGGTCTGCTCGAATGCTTCATAGATATGGAAGTTGTCCCTTAGGTAGTCAGAGAACTTATCGTAGGTTCCTACCTTCAGGTCTTCAAACACTCTCCGGTTCTCGTCCAACGTTCTAAATACCTCGCCTCTCTTAAGCATCTCCATCAGTGTGCCTCCGCTTTAGCTTTCTTGTTAACTTCGAACCTGCCTTCGATTTCCTTCAGCAGTTTAATAGGTTGGTACTGAGTGATCGCACTGAATCTCTGTGCAATTTCATACATCCCCTGTATTATTACTTCAGGTGGAACGTCACCAGCTGCAATCATCAGCTCGGTTACATACTGCACAGTCCCTACTGATCGGGCTACATACGGTGCTCCTTCATCGTCAGGGTCCATGAGGCTAGCTGCTAAGTCTTGCTGCAGTTCTGACAGTGCATGGATTAAGTGCAGCTTCCTTTCATCCTTTGCAAGTTTCTCTCTATTTTTGCCCATGCTATCTCCCTTGGGCTAGCTTAAGCCCTTTACGTGTTTTCTTTACCCAGGGTTTCTTCTCACGTTTGACGCTCACCAATGAGTTAGTAAACATCTTGTCGCTCAGAATCTGCTCTCTTTGAGTCACAACGTCCATAGTCTTAGGATCGACTGCGATGAAAGCATGGATACCTTCTTGCTCTCTCTTCTTCAGAGCTAGCCTGGCGTTACGTCTAGCCTTCCAATAGTTCTTGAAAGACATAGCCTCGGGTCTCTTGTGTGGTGGCCTGTTATGTACTAGTGCCATCACTGGTATGTCTACTAGCTTACGCTCGGAATGTTTCTCAGATACATTTTCTTCCATTACATCCTCCCTGAACTACCGAATCCTTCCTTACCTCCGGTGATCCACTCAGATTCAAACAACGAGACAGGCTCAACGTGCTCGAACTTAATCTGCACTATCCTCTCTCCGAACTCGAAGTGCTGAGTCTCTTCACCAAGGTTAAATATCTTAGCGAACACATCGTCATCGAATGAACTGTCGATAACTCCGTAGCTACAGATACAATCCCTCTTGAAAGCAAGGGAAGATCGGTGGGTTATAATACCTACGAGATGGTTAGGTATCTTAAATGCTACACCAAGGGGTACGATGTGACTCTCCCCTGGTTCTACGTAGAAGTTCTCAGCTGACTTAAGGTCATAGCAAGCATCACCTATTGTCATCATCTCTGGGGCGCACTCCTTGTGCCTTACCCTTACTGGTATCTTCCATATCTGTTCCTTTAACATCGTCATCCTCCACTATCTTTTCAAAACAACTGCACATATCCCACTCGTCCATCCCTGGACCTACTAGTAAGTACGAGAACTCAGGGCAGTAATGCCACCCAGAATCATGTTCCTCGTCTGTAACCTCAAAGAACTCTGGGTACTTCATGAGCATTGCCCATCGTTCCTTATTCATTCTACCTTACCGTGGATGTCCTCATAGGTCAGCGGTGGTTTACCTTGCCTACGCCTGAACTCATCGATGTCTCCGATGTAGTCAGAGTAACCATCCTCGGCCCAGCCTCCACCTTCGAGCTTGAACCCTGCATTACCACACTTGCGCTTCATCTTCTGACCACAGGAGGGACAGTTGTAATCCATGTTGTCCAGTTCAGAGATGTTGAAGAACACATCGTCTACTTCTTCTGTACAGTTAGGACAGAATAGATCATATATCGGCATTACAATACCTCAAAGTTAAGTTTAACATCTTCCTTACTCATCTCTACCACTCGGTCCCTCAGGTCCACTAAGTATACACTAGGGTTAGGTTTGTCATTACCTTCGCAGAACCTTTGGAGAGTAAGACTATCCCTAATGAAGCCATACTCATCTACAGGATGAACACTGTAGAGTTCTCTAGTAGTACGGTCTCTAACCAGAAACATACTTTGCCTCCTCTTTCTTGATTGTTGTATAGAACCTAGCTACTAACTCGATAGGTCCTATGTTTTCACAGTCCATGTAAGCTACATACTTTGGAATGTCATTGTTAGGCCCAACGTAGAACAGTAGCCTGTAGATTGTACCTACCAGAGACAGAGGGGATATGTTAAAGACTGCTTCCTCGTTATGTATTTCACATCCCATGTCTCTGAGGGTCTGGGCTACTACCTTGATCATAGCTCTACACCATAGTCAAGCTTAGCAAGGAGCCTGGCGTAGTGGATGATCTTCTTCACATCCTCTATACCACCTTTGTTCATGTGCCTCGAAGCATACTTAATGATGTTCGACTCACAGGTGTTAAGCTTGTTCTTCTGACAGTACTCAGTTGGTTGGATTGCCATGTCCTTGTAGTGGTTACCACCTACCTGAGTACTCAGTGCATCCTGTCTTTCCTTCATGCTCATACCCCATTCTTCAGGTAATTCCTTACATGGATTCTCACCATAAGCACCTTTCAGCTGCTTCAGAGCTACAGGTTCATAGCCCTCATAGTTGTTACACCCACCGCAGTGGCCTCTACGTTGATAAGGTACACAAGTATCCTTGCAGTACGGATACCCATCTGCTGGTTCCTCCATAGCAGCTACCAGAGGTTCCTCTACGTAGTCCTCATCCTCTGGGAGGTATATAGCATCCTTTACGAACAGACCACCCTCACAGTCGAACATGTTGCAGTCTTCTCCATTGAAATCCAGACAACAATCTCCGCAAGGGTCGTAGACATCATCCAACATCTCAGGATAATTGAACTCCTCGGCATACTCCTTGTACGTTACGAATCTCATAGCTCCTCCTATCGTATGACTCTGTTCCACTTTCCTTTAGGTCCTACATCAAACGGGATGAGTCGTGGTACCCCATCGATGATCATCAGACAGCCTCTGTTTGGACGTATGATAGACCTTCCGTTGTAACCGAAGGCATACCTATTGTCACCTATCAAACAGCCAGTGTAGCACCCATAGACACGCTTGTCGAGCAACATAACGGAGGCTACCTCGGCCTTGGTATGATTATGACCGTACACTACTGAGCAACTAAGTGCTTTGGCTAGGTTCAGCGGAGTGCCAGCCTTCTCATGTACAAGATAATACTGTTCCCTGGTTGCGTCAACCGTAAAGGAAGCTTCGTACTTCATATCCCATTCAGTTTTCTCGAGACCGATCACCTTCTCATACGGCATGATCAATCCCCTGGGAATCCCTGCATTCTTCGCCCTCTCCCACAATCGTGCATCGTGATTACCCTTGAGTGCGGTACCTCTAGGGAACTCATCGGTTAGCATCTTTGTGAACTTCTTGACTTGCTTGTACTCCGTAGTATAGCTATCAGCTTCAGGGTCCTTAGGGAACCGAGTGAATGCATAGCTATCAGTCCAGTCACCTATCTGATACACTCGGTCAGGCTGGTACTTATCCCGTACTGCACATAGGAACGGGATGGTATCGGGGTGGTGGTACGGAGCATGGAAGTCAGGCATGACTAGAACTGCATTGTTCTTATACCTCTTCATTAAGTTTCTCCCCCAGGTTATAGATGGTGTTGCGAGTCTCGACCATACCTCTCTCAACATCGATGCTCTCTATCAAGGAAGACCTTATTAACATACCGTCATCCCAGAAGTCATCGTCATATACAGTTCCGATGATGCACTCTCTAGCCTCAAGGTCTCCCGCACCTAGAAGTAGTGGCTTTACTGTCCACTCCTCTAGCGTTCCTCCTATCCTCTTACCGCTTATCTTCGGGTCGCTAATTGCTCCCTTACTGTTAAAGATTTTACTCATCGTATTCCTCCATTAGTCCGTTTAATACTAGCTCACTCTCAATGTTCTCAAGGTTATCCTCAATGTGATCTTGGAGTGCGTATACTATCTCTTCGGTATCTTCCTCGGGAAAACAAACCTCCATGATCTCACTAGGTCTGAGCTGAATAAGTATCTCAGATACATTTTTAATAGTACTCATTTTCCTAACCACTCCTGTCGTTGGTTTCGTTTCTCTTCCTCGATCTTATCCCTATCAAAGTTCCCTTCGATAAACCACTTGGGAATCTTCTTCTCTTCAAAGAATAGAAACTTATTCTTAGCGCACCACTCACCCATAGTCAGCACTGAGCCATCCTTCCTACGCTTAGCTGCAGTGTATGCCTTGGTGAGAGCACGTTCTAGTATAAAGACTACCTCCAACTCTCGGTGCTGCTCGGCTACCTTGACGTACTTACGAGCCTCGGTGGTACCGTTAATGAACCTACCCTTAGCCTCGATGACTAGCCACTCTTTATCAGCGAAGTCGAAGTCAGGGTTATATGTACTCGGCACCACGTACTCTACCTTACGCTTCTCGTACCGGCAGAACTTAAGAATCTTAGATAGTCTTCTCTCTAAATCTGAACGGTAAGGATCACCATTCGTTTTCTTTCTACGTTTAGGGTAGGAGTGTCTTCTCCATGCCATTAGAAATTCCTCCGGTCACATAAAGGTGGACTCCAGTTTACACCTTCCTCGTGTAGAATGTACAGGCACTTAGCAGATGCGATGTACCTATCCAATACTTCTTCAAGTCCTTCACATCCATAGCTTCCGTTCTTACCTGGGCCTCCCTCTAGCCAACAATCAAGAGCTGTATTGAACAGGTGTTCCTCTAGCAACTGGCACACTGCATACTCGAACTCAACCTCAGTATCGAATGAGTTACACCAGTCACTGTCAAGTCCTGCTTGGAACTCTTCGGTTGCTTTCTGGATTATCTTCTGCGCTTTACCTGTACCTTTGTTGTTAATACCCAGGCCTTTAACACCAGGGATATTATCAGTGGTATCACCAGCTATTGTCTGTGCATAGAAGAACTTCATAGCCTCAACCTCACTAGACTTAGACTCTTCCTGGGTAGTCCAATCGAAATGAACACCTGGGATTGTCTTAAGGTCCTTGTCGTTGGTGACTATGATGTACGGGGTACCTTCTTTCCGAAGCTCATACGCACGAATGCCGATTAAATCATCTGCCTCTATCCCTGTCTTATTTACTTCATGGTACCTCTTGGTTATGTGTGCTTTACAGGCAGACAGGTGGTGTGGCCTACGTTTACCCTTCCGGTTTGCTTTGTACTCAGGAAGGAACTGCATCCTCCAACCCTCAGCACTGGGTCCAGAGTGGAAGAACTCCATGTTGAACCTGTCGAACTTGTCCTTGCCATAGTTAATGATACCGTGGATAGATATGCCCACAATCTTTATGGCATTCTTTAGAGGCTCAGGATAGTACTCTTCCTGTATCTCAGATACATCTATACCTTCCTTGGCACAGTACTTAACAACGTCAGACTTGTACTTAAACGCTGTCTTACCAACGCTGTACTGTCTGCCATCGGTCACTGCTGCACACCTGTAAGCTATCGTATCTGAATCTATGAGCAGGACAGGTAGCCCAGGCTCATTCTCGTGGAAGGCATCAACTAGGTTGACACTATCTTGTGCAAGAGCATCGTCCAGACTGGTCGAGGCCATCTTGTTTTCCTTCTTTGTATCCTTGTTCGTGTCCATCTCTCCACTCCTCCTTTCTAGAGTCCTCAATACAAGAGTTGCATATCTCTACTGTCAGACGTTCATAGTACTCATCCCAGTAGACCACAAGACCAGCTCCGCACCCTTCGCATTCAACGTTGATCTCTATTGTTTTCTTTATTTCTATATTCATACTGCCTCCTATGACATATCAACGATGCCTTCCATCTGGTACATGAACTCACTTATACCAGCCCTGGCTGAAGCTGTCCAGTAGTACTTCTTCATACTGTCGAGCTGTTCCCAGGTGGGAAGGTCATCTCCGTTATGAGCAACGTGACTACATGATACACAGTACTGCTCATACATCTTCCTTGCTACCTTGTACATGTCAATCTTCATGTTCATTTTCCTCCAATGTTCACGGGGCATGAACACTAAGCTACAGTGGACATGCCCCAGATATGTATCTCAGTTACATTTAGAACGGAGCGGGATCATCGTCCTGCTTACCACCTACTGCTGCAAACGGAGAAGCGTGGTAAGGTACATGCTCCACTACCTGCACAGCGTTGAGGTACAGAGGCAGACGAAGCTTACCACCAACCTCGCGGTACATAGCAGCTACCTGTACGTTGAGGACACTACCGTTACCGATAGCATCTTCCTTGGCCCACCGCTTTGCATCAGGTCCATAGACATTCGGTGGGTACATCGGGTCACCACTGCGCTTGTGGGTCTTGCGCTTCGCAGTGATCACGTTAACCTCACCATCACCGTAGTCTTTCTGACGGACGTTGAATCCTACTGCTGCCATACTCTGGGCAAGCTCATCGGGAAGGATAAGATCAACCTTCCATACAGATTCGAACTTAGTGTCAGGCTCGAACAGTCTCGGGTACATACACTTGAGGCCTTCGAGTTTAAAGGTAGTCATTTCATTGAATCTTTCATCTCTTTTCATAGTAACCTCCTAGTTACTTGGGTGGAAAATCCTCAGAATTTCTCTGAGTTCGTCTTTCAATCGTGCTACTCTAGCATCGTGCTCTTCTTTAGTCTCACCTAGTATCTTCCTGAGCTTCCAGTAAGGATACATCTCGATGATACCTTCCAACAACTTCTGATCATCAGGGTCTGTGATCATACGCAACACACTTTCATAGTCAACCATCTCGCTGGGTATTAAATCTTGCCAGTCTAATTGTTCACTGTCTGCTGCATTAGCGTATAACTTCAGGTCCTCGATGGGCATGGTGTATGTCTCGAACTTTGCATACTTAGCTATGTCACTTTGCATAGCACTCTGTATACGTAACCAAGCTAGGCCAAGGAACGACCCCCTCCCAGGCTCGTACTTCTCCTTAGCTTTTATGAGACCACAGTAGCCCGACTGAATTAAGTCCTGCTTGTACCGTTGCAGCCACGTACCAAACTTAGTAATCATGTGGCAGTACACCTTCAGTACAAGGTTATGGTAATCCTCGATTATTATATCTTCGTTCCGTTTAGGATACTTCTGCAAGTCTAGCTGCATAGAAGACCACCTGTTTACCTTCTTCATTAGTGAATGGACCACCGTGATAACCTTTGACAGTCGCGGTGATCTCGTATGGATCGGCTGTCATTATCGTACCTTCTTCCCAGGCATCTGACTTACCATACCATGCATCCGATTCGTGAATCTCTAACAACTTATACTTCCTTAGTCTACTCATATCATCTCCTTAATGTGTTGCTGCATAGCTGTACCCGATGGAGTACTCAGCATCTAATGGTACATTAAGTTCGTATTGCTCACCTGTCAAGACTGCACACTGAACTACTTTCTGTGCAAAACATTCTGGATGCCAGCCCTCGTTGAACGTACAGTATGCAAACTGCAGCTCATCGTGGTAGGCTACCATCTGGTGGGCATGTCCCTGCTGTACATCTTGGAGCTTGTCCACCATCCTCATCCAGTGCTTGAACAGTACCGCACAGTCACCCTGTATCTTAGTGTTGAGCGTATCCTTCTTGCTCTTGGGATACAGTGGACGACCATCAATACTTGGAATCCAACCACCGTTTGCATTGTATGCATCTGTCAGGTCCTCAACCAAACATGCGTATGCAGGGTTAGCTTCGAGGAATGCTTCCTTAATACCTGCTCCTCTAGCTGCACTGCCTCCCGCTGTCTTGCCTAGCTTCTCATCCCCTGCACCGTACATCATAGCGTAGAGAATAGTCTTGGCAGTATCACGAGAGACCCTCCATATACTGGCATTCTCACTGTGCCAATCACCATGCAACACCATCTCTGCGAACTCCTCACCACCTGGGTAAGGGTAACACAGGTCACATAGTTTCCTTGCTTCCACCCCTGATAAGTCCACACCTATCTGGATAGCACCAGGAGGTGGAACAAATATTCTACGGCAGGGGTAACCGTACTTCGATGAAGGTCGCGGAAGATTAGCTACTGGTTTAACGTGGGCATACCTCGCAGTGTTGGTACCGCAAGTGAATGCATCAGCTCTCACTAGTCCAAGTGTCGTACCCTCTACTGGATTGGCCTTAGCCATAGGCAATGAGCCTTGATTAGGGTCTCTCTGACTTACGAACAGTGATCTCCGGTGCTTCAGTATGTTGAAGTCTGCTATTACTTTGCCCAGTCCCTCAGGCAGGGATTCAAAACTATCCTCCGTTAACTTCGGTGAAGTCCGTACTCGCTGACCGGCTGGGTCTATCTTGTAGTTCCACTGAGTAGGTTGCCAGCCTAGCTTCAGCAATGTATTCTTTACCTGCTGGTCAGAGTTAAGGTTAATGTTCTCGAACTCGATACGTGTGAACTGGCCTCTTACATTAAGCTGGTCGTCCTCATCAGGGAACCAGTCAGTCAATGCCTTGCTAGCTGTACCGTCTTTCTTGAAAGGCTTCTTAACTTCGACACTGCCGTACATCTTGCAGGTCTTAGGTACACCTTCATGAATTTCCTTAGCTAGTTTAGCTGACCGTTTCTCCCATCCAGCAAATGTCACCTCGGCATATGGTATGTCATAGTAGATGCCGTGTCTTACCTGCTTAGAATGTATACGAGATACATCCTGCTCAAGCTGCAGCGCATCTCCAATGTGTAGTACATCTGAATGTGCCTTGTTCAAGTCTCGAGTTTCTTTAGCCAGGTGATCATACAACATCTTGTTACCTCTGACATCGTTAACACACCGTCTTAGTAATTCATCGGTGAGATTACTGAAGTCAGTGATCTTAACCTTGGCTACAGGTAGACCTAACTTAATGAACCAATCTTCGAGTCCGTTCTTTCTCATGGAAGAGTGCAGGATACAGGACAACAGCATGGTATCGATACGTATCTGATCGAACCTAGTCTCATAGCTGGTCAGCATCTCCAGTACAGGGATATCGTAACCCTCTATGTTATGTCCTATGATTCCTTGCGCTTCCTTCAGTGCATGAACACCAGCCTCCAGGCTAGCGTCCCTTGGCATAGAGAAGTAGTCGTGATACTTCATGACCTTCTCAGTGTTCGTGTCCTGAGTTACGATACAATGTATCTCAGTTACATTCTCGATGAAGCCATTAGCTTCGATATCAAATACTAACATGTTACCTCCTCGGGTAGGTTTAACAGCCCGATGGTTGAGGTTAACTAGAATAAATCGTTAAGTGTCTTGGTCTCTCGTCTGACCTCAGGCACCTGTTCGATTTCCTCTTGAGGTTTATCTTCGTACTTCTCCTTAGTCAAGCCTGGATTGATAGACTTGAACTCACTGCAGTTATCTACTAACCTACCAGTAGCCTTGTCATAGTTCAGCTTACAGAACCTGCCCATCAAGGAACCATCAGCCCTATGCTTCAGGTTGCGGATCGTGACCTGATTCTTCTCCTCATCCTCCTCCGATAAGGAGTTCCTTTCGATCCCCCACATGTCGGTACTGAATCTCCATTGGGACTTTGATCCTGTGAACTGCGAGGGTAAGACCCTTCCACCTTCATCGTGAGTAGGACCAGAAGTAGGGTTATTAAGATGGTTAACAAGCATAACATAGATTGGTATCTCCTGCATTAAGGTAGACAGGTCAGACATTATCTTTCCGAGTGCAGTGTTCTGACCCGATGCGTCAAGGTGAACAACGAGTGCCGTGATGGGATCAATGAAGAAGTGTTTGATACCCAGAGCATACATGTGCCTGATAGCTCTCTCGATCTTATCCCACTGTCCATTAAAGAATCTTCGGTCATAGATATAAGCTTTCCCTTCAAGCCTCTCCGCATAGTGCATTGCCTCTTCAATGTTATAAGTGGACCCAGGTAAGTGAATCCTCTCGTTCATTTGATAGCCTACCAGTTGACGCAATGTCATCTCTTTAGATTCTTCCAGGCTAAAGATACCTACTGGTAGTTCATGATGAAACATTAGATGTTCTTGGATACCACGTACCAGGGTAGTCTTACCTGCACCTGGGCCTGATCCTACAGACAGGATGGTATGCGGATTCATACCGTAGGTGATGGCATCCAGTGAAGCCCAAGGGTACCCGATACCGATTGGTACTGTATCCCTTAAGCTGTCCTTGATATCAGACACCTCGACTATCGAGGGTGGTTGGTACTGCCCAGCTCTCCAGTAAGCATCGATGAACTCTACCTGCTTATCCTTCCGCAGCATATCATTAGCATCTTTCTCGCTGATCTTCATGACCTTGACCTGGGGTAGCAGGTTCAGTAGCTTCTCGCAGTAGTCATTACCTGCTGGGTCATTGTCTGGACAGAATGTTAAGTCCTCAACTGATTCGAGGAACTCGATGTTATGGGTTATGTTCTTCAGTGAGTCACCGTCCATACCGGACAGGCACCTGACGTTCCACTTCTTCAACATGTGGTAGGCAGAGACAGCGTCAACTTCACCTTCGGTCAGTAGTACCCGCTTCGGTACCTTGCCCTTCAGTGTTGTCATTCCAAACAAGTCTTTCTTCTTGGCCTTCTTACTGTCTTCCCAGTAGAACTCCTTCTCTTCGACCAGCCTCACCTTACGTGTTCGATCCTTACCATTGAGAGTGACAGGGTAGTACTGCTTTATCGGTGCATTAGTCTCATCAAGTAAGAATGATACACCGTAGAACTCCCAGTCCTCTGCAGGTACACCTCGAAAACCCACGTAAACAGGGCTAGCTGGCTCTGTATTGAACGATTGAGGGGTGACAGGTACTTTGCCCTTCGTCACACTGAACGTGCTGTCAGCAGCCTCTGAGGTATCTTCTTGTACATCCCAGGGATTCTCAGAATGTTTCTCAGATACATCTTCGTCCTCGAGAATAGGTTCGTTGTTGTCCATGTCGTTGTCATAGAACACCATCATGCCATCAGGGTGATAGTCAGTGCGGTTACAACACCAACGATCACCCTTGTCCATCAGGAACAGGTGACCGGCATCGTTGCCATTGTCATGTCCATTCTCTTGACATGCTGGACATCTCCTGTTCGGTACGGTCATTAGGCACCTCGTTTTTTCAACTCCCGTTCATAGTACACTGTTACCTGGCGCAGAATCTCACCTGTAAATCCAGCAGACATATCAAAGATAGCCTTGCTGTATTCCTCCTGCTCTTCAGGTAAGGCCAGGCCAGCAGCATAAGCCAGCATAACAAACTCAGCTTCACACTCCAGGGCCACCTCCATCGATAACATGATGAAGTTCTTTTCGTATACCCCTGTCTGGATAATAGGCACACCGCATTCTCTCAATGCCTGTACCTCTGGTGGTCCTTGCTGAGCCATGACCGAACTTGAAATTAACATGCATAATCCAAGTGCTGCTGCAAATATCCCCTTAACCATTGAATGCCTCCTTCTTCATCTCTTCGATTGCTTCATCGATATCAAAGCTTTTCTCTACTGGCTGGGCTGATTCACCCAGGTCACCCAGTAATTCCTGTATCATCTGCTGCATAGCAACCTGCTTCATACCTGTAATGACAGTCTCGATAACTGAATACACAATGTCAGAAGCTCTGGCAGTGGTGACGAACTCCACCTCGTTATCGTAGTCCTCGGAGAGACTCTTAATCTCATCGCTGGCATACTCGATAGTCAAGGTGAACTTCAATGTATCATCCACCAGCTTCATGAACTTCATACCTGACATGGACTCACACTCTCGGTCCAAGAACTCGCGGAACCCTTCACGATCTGAATCTTCATGGGTGTTAGCTGCGATAACTTTCTTTGCCTGGAGTTCCATCTCTGGCTCACGACCTTCGAAAGGAATCGTCATAAAGTATTTCAGGGTTTCCAGCTCAGTAGTTGCTTTGGTGTAATCGTTTTTGCTCGGCATCTGTAATCCTCCTATTGTTCACAGATTAATTTACATCTTACGTTGCACTTCATAGATACACAATAGTTTCCTGCGGTGCAGTAAATCTCCTGCCCATACTCCTTTACCTCAGCTATCTGTATCGGGTGCTCAGCGTAGTGCTCACACCAGTAGATACGACAGCTCCGTTTCTGTGCTAGTTCACATTGCACCAGTGTCTCCATCAATCCTCCTCTGGGTAATAGGGTTTAAGTACATGGGTATTAGCCATGATACTTTCGAAGCTACATCGGAACAGCGGTACCTCTGACTGTGCCTCACGTACTTCTATTGTGTCCTCGCTTTCAATCTTACCACTCAGCCTTGCAATGTATATCGCATGGGTACGAGCAGAGAAGTAACTATCCTGTGGGAAAGTTTTCAGCGGGAACGATTCGCCTTTCTTGTTGACTGCTACTACTACTAAATCTTCTGTTGGTATAATCATTTCACTTCCTCCACTATGGCACCGTAAAGAGTAATCTCCTCTCCTGCTTCGATATACTGGGGTCCATAGTACCCAGGCTCTGCCAGGATGAATGAACCTGATTCATACATAGAGTTCTCGTGCAATTCCTGGTCCCCATCAGGTACCCACTCACCGACAAACTTCTTAATGTCTTTTTCGTGTCCCTTATGTGCTGACTGTGGGTGTACTCTAGTTATCTTTTGCATGGCTCCTCTCCAATCTCCATTGACTCTTGCAGTTCGTGCAGTACGTTAGGTAGATGGTCGAGTTGATATCGTAGTCCACCTCTTTGAAATGACAGCTGCTCTGGATCGAACAGATCGGACACCTCACCTTCACCATTGGTGCTTCGGTAGTTCTCGTCACACCATCCTTGATAATACACAGCTTCATGAATCTCCTCCAAGTCCTCTATTGTAATCATCGAACACCTCCCTGTCAAGCCTCTTGATAGAACACATCATGCAGCTCAACTCCACATCCTCCATTCCTTCTTCTCGGTACAGCTTCCTCCAGTAAGGGTTCTTAAAGATTTCTTTCCAGTACTCCTCACAACAAGGGTTCTTGTATCTCATCTATCCTCCTTAATGTATCTCAGTTACATTTCACCAGTAGTTTGTCTATCATCTTTACAACTTTTCCGTATGCTTCCGTTCCGCTGTTGTTCCATTTTGCGTGGCCCTCGTCTGAAAGTTTATCCCGCAGCTTGCGGAGGTCGTCTTTCTTGACATAATCTTTCAGTATCTGCTCGATAGTATCGTGCCAATCGCCCATTACTCACCTCCAATGTATCTCAGTTACATTCTTCATCGATCAGTATCCATGTCAGTACAACTGAGACAGACACCAGCCATATCCAAAATAACATACCTAACCTCCTCTTGCTCCATCCGTTTGATAACCTATATAGTACTTATAGTATATACACTGTGTACATACCCTTTGTATATACCCTGAGAGTTAAGTCCTGTATAGTATATCCTTATAAAAACCCTCAGGGTATATACCCTTAGTACCCAGGGGTACGGAAGTCAATAGCCACAGCATGGAAGGGTACCTTGTTCTTTGTCCTCTCTCTAAACTCTACAGTGAGAGGCTCTAAACTGTTGATGACTTCGGTATCTTCCTTGCCCAGGTTATCTTTATAGAACTGAAACCTACGCTCTACATCCCACTTGGGTACTGCCTTAAACATCTGTCCTGACTCAGGGTCATGGCAATGGAACTCAACTAACTTGTACTGTACTCCATTGATCATCCGATGTTCATACGTAATGTGTACCACCTCGAACTCCTCATCGAACACTGGCTTCCACTTCAGTATGTGTTTGCTCCTCTTGTCTGACTCATAGGGACCATCATAGGTACGAATCATCAGACCCTCGTGACCCTGGTCAAGGTATCGCTCATACTCTACATTCAGAGGCTCAAGTCCTTTATACACTATGGATATCTCTTCGAAATGCACCAGTCGTACAGGTATGATCATGTGTCCATTACTGTACAACTCATCCCACATATCATGGAACCCTTCAGCTAGCCTCTCCAACCTCACGTTCTGAGGCTCGTCAGTTATGATATCAAAGATATGATACTCAAGGTCAAGGTATCTCACATGTTCTGGGTGGTGGCATATAGATTTGATAGTGGCAACCGGAGTACTCGGTAGGAAAATCTCACCGTCCAGTGTCGCACCATCTATGCATCCAGATAGGGTACGTGCAAATTGTTTTATCTCAGGGAGATTAAATTCTATACCAGATTTTGTGTAAAGAGTGTCATCATCCCAGGAATAAGTGCATCTAAGCCCGTTAATCTTAGGCTGTATCCACACACGGTTACCAAGTTTAGTTTTCCCTGGCTTGTACGTCTGCGCTTTCATAGGCTTCGTCAGGGTAGGTGCGTGCAAGGCTTCTTCGTAGATAGGAGTGTATCCTTCACGCTTCTTCTTCTTAACTGCGTTCCGCATTAACTCCACTGCCCTGGGCCATGCTTCCTTTACCTTGGAGTCCTTGATCTCCTTGACTCTCTGAGTTTTCTTACCATCTTCAAGACCGGAGATTGTCTTTTGGTATACCTTATCTCCAGTCTCATACAGCTCCATAGACCATGATCTTATCTTGCCTGCAGAGTCTAGCTTGTACATCTCATCGGTATACTTTTGTCTGTTCATGCATCCTCCTCGGGCCAGGTGGCATACTCTTTACCGCTGATGTATATCCACTTGGAATACCCGCATTCATTACAGTACTCTTCCTCTGCTTCATTGAAGTGTCTCGATGGTGGACAGAAGTTAACTTCCTCTTCGTTATCCTTCTCCATCGCAGCACTCCAAACTGAAGGCGTCCAGAAAAAATCACATTGACAGTGCAGCTCGTAGTCCTTTCCGTTTACAGTAATCTTTTTCATTTGATCCTCCAATGTATCTCAGTTACATTATACCGCCCAAGATTAGGCACGACACGACAGTATTGGTACCACATATATCACACCAGCCAGCATCCTGATCAGGTTCGTAGTGATACACATTCTCACACTCACTGCATACACCAGGGACTACTGAATCAAATGCATAAGTCTCTAGTAACTCCCATTCACTGTCGAATCCCTCTTCGATCACAATAATATCTAGTAAGTATCCTTTGCTCATACCCATAATATCCTCCTGAAGGGGTCTAGCTTGCCCTGTACTGCACGATAATATAAAACAGGTAGGTTGCCCTTCGTTCATACGATCATGCAATACAGAGCCATTTAGCATGGTTAATCGTTACTCTTATCTTCCCATGCAGTTTTAACATCCTCTCGCAGGTCAGCGAGTTCCTTCTCCAGCTCAGCCCTACGTTCTTTGATAGTCTGAACACTGGCTGCAGCCTTGTCAACACCCTCGTCAAGCAGAGGAGTTAACTTCGATACGAACCCAAGCACATGCTTGATCGCCTCATACAACACCTTCAACTTCTCCATACGTCACCTCTCAGTTAATGTTTCTCAGATACATTCCTTCTTGGAACGCTCCAGTTTAGTGACCAGTTGTACTATCTGATCATTGATCCTCTCTTGCTCTCGTTCACACAAGAGTTTATCTATGTCACCAGTGAACGGCATCGGTAGCCAACCGCTCAGATTAGTGTCACGATCCTGAACGAATACCTTAGTAGTAGATTCATCACCATCCCAGTATCCACAATCATGTTCGAAAGAAACCTTCCTTCTCTTGCCTGACCTGGCCCAAAACAGTGCGTGCTCCAGCGTCATAATCTCATGTGCTTTCATTAGTAATCCTCCTCACTTGGGTAACAGTTATCACAGAGCGCAGATATCATGTACTCTATAACCTCATGGGGTACATCCTCGATCTTTTCTTTGCAGCATACACATACTGACTGGTGCCATGCCTCATCTCTACTCATACCATACATAGAGAAGGCTAATTCATTGAGCAGTGTATCTCTATCCATCATCATCCTCCGTTATCACTTTGAATATAACATCACGAACTCCACATACCACCCTCACTTTGGACCTGTTGTTAGCCCAGATGTTGACGTAGCATACCTCACCAAGAGGTGGTTCAAAGGCACAGCCACTACAGGAGCCATGCCCTGGAACCTCTCGGTACCTTAATCCCAGATACTTATGTACTTTCATTACCTCTTCCAGTCAGTACATGTTTTCTTACGACCAGTGTACTTGTCATGATGTTTACAGAAGCTCGGACGGTTAGTCTGATGTTTACAATCCTGACAATACCGATCTTCCTCAATGTTTCTCTTCTTAGGAGTTGATTCCATAGTTCGTACCTCCAGTACGTCTTGTTTAGTAGTGAATGTTTCTCAGATACATTTACATTTGGTAATCGTAAGAGTCCGAATCTTGTTTCGCGACCCAGTATGTTACACCGTCCGTTGTATATGTACCATTCCGCTCTGCCTCTGCCTGGGATACACCTTTCAGGGTACCGCAGGGTACTACCGCTCCGCTGTCGAGCATCAGCTTAGCGCACTCCCTGTTATCTCTGATCAGGAAAACATAATCCTGACTGCACTGACCAGCCAAGAATATTACACGGTTAAGCACGTCCTGGCTGCTGATCTCTGTCAGGTAGACAGTCTCAGTCTCGTTATTATCACAGCCCGTCAAGGTCTTAACAGGTTGCTTGATGAATCTCTGAATAGCGTCAAGCAAAGTCTCACTTGCCATTGCAGGGGCCAGGTCGTCAGATACTGCGAACAATACACATGGTCTGTAGAAATCTTTCATAGGTTAATCCTCCAGATTAATATTCATAGTCAAATTCAGCGATCTCTAATGCAGCGTCAATCATAGCCTCTCGATCATGTTCAGTGGTATGCTCCACCTGACCGAGTGTCTCGTTAATACGCCTATACGGTGAGTACATACCACCTTCACAAGGTGAGTCAAAGTCCTCTTTCTCCTGGTCTAGGTCCTGGGTCCAGAGCGGATAGCCTAAACACTTTGAACAATCGTCATAATGCATGACACATAATGAGCAGAAGAAGGTATCACTCAACTCTCTGTACTCAGCCTTCGTAATAAACTCCTGCCCCAGCATATCAGTGACGATCATTTCCTTCAGATCGTAGACTGAGCTGATCTTATCTAACCGATCCAGGCTAAACGTTTCCAAATCCTTAGCTACCTGTTTCCAGACAGCCCGACAAATCTCGATTGCTCGTTCTTCAGATTCCATCATTTCCTCCATTGGTTTTTGCGGTATTGCTTCCAACATCTACGGTTATCCCTACTTGCATTCTCATTCTTGTGGTAGGGACAGTAATCACAGTTGATCCTACCCTGATAAGCAAGGTATCTTTTCCTGGCCTTGCGATAAACCGATGGGTTAGTGGTAGTTCGCATCAACTTTTTAGATTTCATCCTCACCTCCGAATGTTTCTGAGATACATTTAGCAGCAGCTATAAGACATGTGTACCAGCCCAGGCAAATCAACCTCTATTTCTTTAACCTGAAACTGCACCTTATCATAGCCTATTGCATTCTGTACCTCGGGTTTATGGTCAACAGGGATGAATCTCTCGTACCAATCCTTATCATCCTCATCCCACTTGCTGTACTTGTTTTCTATATCATCCTCCAATTGTTCCTTGCTGAAGTGAGCGAATACACCGGACTGCATAGCACTCGGGGCGTAGCTAAACGTTACTAAGAACAGTTTGAGTTCATTGGGCATGGCACTTTCTCCAATAATGGTAAAGGGTTACGGATGAATCTACGGTGACATTCCTCGAAGTGAGTATCATAACGCCCATCCCAGGTGATAACTCCTTTATTGACGTAGATGTATCCAGGCTTAAAGTGATCACTGATTTTCATTAGGATTGCTCCAGTACCGGACTGCCACAAGGCACCGAGATTATTAAGCTCATTCACAATCTCACAGTAATGACCGTACCCTTTCACCTGAATCTTGCCGTTGATAAAGTCTAGCCTTTTCATACTAATCCTCCAAGGATAAGGTATGCTGATACATAGAGAACAGCACCGATTATAAAGTTGACGTACAGGTTACAAGCCCAAATCCAGATTGCATCTCTGTGGAATTCCCAGATTGCTTTCATAATAATCCTCCAATGTAAATGTTTCTGAGATACATTATCTCGGGTCAGACAGCCTAACTACCTGGGGAAAATTCACCTCGATGTACTCTTTGCAACCGCGAAGTGAATCATCTCCACCATAGGACCTACGATGTTCTCTAAGGTGCTTGATCATAGGGATTTTGCCTCGACCAGCCTTTGCCATCTCATAAAGCTCACCGTAGATGCCAGTGGCAGGGAAGCACATTACTATCATTTCCTTGTACAGCTCGATGGATTGTTCGGGTCCCTGGGTATAGTGTGCAGCCAAGGTCCAGAGGCTAGTTTCTGCCTGGGATTGTGAGATGCTCTCAGATTCCACGTTCTCAACCAACCTAGACATGGTAGCCAGCATACCAGAACGGGCTGCAATCGGATATCCAAAATTGTCGTAGTTTTCCATTTTCAATCTCCTCTATACCAAAGGGTTAGTGTGACGACCATTCTCGGTCATAAGTTTACGGATGTTTCCTTTCTTAGGTTGTACCCTACGGGTCATAAGGTATTGCTCGGTATTCCTGGCCTGATCTACCCTCTGAGAATGTCTCTCAGATACATTTTCACGTTTAACTCTAATTACTCTAGGCATAATGATCCTCCTGATCTGATTTTGATCTATCTTTGGTTCCATCCCAAATGTATCTCAGAAACATTGTTCATGAGATACCTCTGCTTTACTTCTTGACGTTCTTCTGATAGGTGGCAAACATTGCGTTAAGCTCGATGATAGCAGTAGCCATTTCCTCGAATCCTTCGGAATCGCATTCTTCCAGTTTCTTGGTTGCCATCTGTACTGATCTTTCCACGGTTTTCCAGGCAGGTTCTCCAGGGCTATCCGAGCCATTCTTCAGCAGCTCATCCAGCTCAGCCTTAGTGATCAGTCTACCCTCTGGGAAAACTGCTTTCCAACCTGCAGCCTCGATACCCTGGAATATACGGGCCAGGTACTGGGTCCATCGGCGTGTTTCGGACCAGGCAGCCCATTTGACAGCACCGTTTTTCTTCCGCAAGGTGATTTCTTCGCCAGTGTTCGAAGTACCTTTCTCAGGAATGGCTCCACCGCTGGATTTATCCAACAATTTGTACATCACTTTCCTGTTTTCCTTTGCCTCGGTACCGAAAGAAGCCTTTCTGGAGTAAATCCAGTCTCCAGTCCTGTACCATTCCTCAGCCTCAGCAGCGTTTGCACCGATTACAGCACCAATCAGCAGGACCGTATCTTCGTCAGCAGTGGTTGGCTCGGTTACAGCTTTACCTTTCTTAGCAGGTGCCTGGGTCTTAGCAGAAGCCTTCTTAGCAGGTTTTTTCTTGGGTACCAGGGAAATGGAAGCGTCATCGTTAATTAGGTACTGGTGACCTTGCTTCTCGATGGTCTCGATGACTGCAGCTCTAAGCTCGTCAACCTGCTTGTGGGTCCTGACGTTAGGGATTTCAATACCCAGGTTATTCAGGGCAGGGCTGGAAACTACTTGATTAAGATTGTCAATTCTTTGGGATACTTTCAACATGGTAACATCCTCCAATAATGGATTCATAGTTTACTTCGTGAATGTTTCTGAGATACATTTGAGATGGTAAAACAAAGTGAAGGATACATAGTTTAGATGGAGGAAGCGGGGAAAAGCACCCGCTCACGGAGATGGATTAGCAGGACCCGTACAGGTTGCAACCTGCAGCCAATGCCTTCAACCGTAGTACCCGTAGCAGTTAGCCATCCTACGACCCAGAACCTTAAAAGGTAAAACGTCTAGGTTGATTGGCTTTCCTACGCTACGAAGTACCTAGTATCAGACTAGGGACCCGTTCGGCATGGACCTTGTTATACGATGCTAGTTTGCTAGACTAGGCACCGCAAGGTTTATCCGATTGCGTTGACCATCTCTTTGCGCTTCCGCTTGGCACCATATCCCAGGTGCGTTTACAGGGGACCTTTCATTCGACCCAGTGACTAAATGTAGTTTGGGTCGAGCTAGTCCTTTGCCTTTTCGCCTAGCCTGACCTTTCCTCGGTCTAGTCAAACTAGGTTACCTCGCGCTCTCCATCCAGGCATAACTTGTATTGCTTGCCTTCAACCTGTCCTGTTCCTACCGTTACCCGTCTGAGATAGTTTGTGTGGGTAACCTCGCTGTACTTCCCAGGTTGCTATGTAGTGTTCCTTCACTAATGGTGTACCGTAAATGTTTATAGTTGACCGATTAAACCGATTAAGGCAATAGACTATACTTGGCATGATATAATACTAAGGGTATTACTTATGAGTATACCCTGGTAGTACACTAGAGTATTACTACCAGGATACAGTTAGTACATACTACCAGTGTAACAGTTAGGGTATTCAATATGTATTTAAGATAGGGTATAGTCTACCAGGTTATTCTTACCTAAGGTATATACCCAGGGTATTACTCTAGGGTAGTATGATAAATGTTTCTGAGATACATTCAAAGGATGTGCGTAGGGGTAGCACCCCCGTGAGTACCATGTGATGAACAAAAAGATACCAATAGGTACCATCCAGCAATACATAGGGGTGGGGGGTGTTTTCCGTGGGGTATGCAACCCTGGAGACAAGACGAGACCCCCCGTACACCCCCTCCCTTACCC